GTGGTGGTGCAGTAAAAGGTTGTGGTAATACACCTCCTACAAATCCTCCTCAAGGTAATAACGGTGGAACGGGCGGTAATGGTAATTGTGGTTTTTATGCTGCTGGTGGTGGCGGTGGAGCTAATGCTGTCGGTGCAGATGCTTCTCCAAGTACAGGTGGAGTCGGTGGTGCTGGAACAGCAAATACGATAACAGGATCTTCAGTAACTTACTCTGGTGGTGGAGGTGGCGGAGCGTTAGCTCCAATAAGTGCAGGAGCTGGTGGAGCTGGTGGTGGTGGAGCTGCAGCAAATGGAGGAGCTGGGACTGCTGGAACTGTAAATACTGGCGGCGGAGGAGGAGGTTCTGGTGGAACTTCTAATGGAGCTGCAGGTGGATCAGGAATTGTGGTCGTAAAAGAATTAGATAAGGCTTCAGGAGTCTGGAGTCTTAATGATCAAATAGATCAATTAGAAAATGGCACATGGCCATCAAGATTAGCAAACATAGATTATATGGTAGTCGCTGGTGGTGGATCTGGTGGTAGTCGAAGAGGTGGTGGAGCTGGTGCAGGAGGATATCGTGCATCAGGTTATGGACCAAGTCCATTACAAGGATCATCGCAAGAATTAGGTATAGGAACATACGCAGTAACAGTTGGAGCTGGTGCAGCACAAGAACCTTATCCAAGTGGTGGATTTGGATGTAGAGGATCTGATTCAGTATTTTCAACAATCACTTCTACAGGAGGTGGTTATGGAGCAGTTGCCCCTTCTGGAGCTGGACAACCAGGTGGATCAGGTGGTGGTGGTGCTGGTAGCGGTTCTGGAGGAGCAGGTAATACTCCAACCGTTAGTCCTTCACAAGGTAATAATGGTGGAAATGGTTCACCAGAAGCTGGTGGTGGAGGTGGTGGAGCTACTGCTGTTGCAAGTGCTGCTTCTGGAAACACTGGCGGTAATGGAGGTGCAGGAGCACCAAACGCAATTACAGGGACAGCTACATCTTACGCTGGTGGAGGTGCAGGTGGAGCCGATCAGGGTGGTACTGCTGGAAATCCTGGTACTGGAGGTGGTGGTACTGGAAGTTCTTCTAACCCTACTGATGCAGGAGCAGGAGGAATTAACACTGGTGGTGGTGGAGGTGGTGGTGCTGGTGGTGGTGTCGGTGGAGCAGGTGGTTCAGGTATCGTGGTCGCAAGAGCAAATGCAGGTCAAGGAGTTATATTAGCAACGACTCCAGGTGGTTCAGTTTCTTATGCAGCAAACCCAGTAAGTGGTATAGATCAAATAGCAAGTTTTACAGCATCGGGATGTTTAACAATTTCTGATGGTGATCCAACTGTTACTACAGCAAATTATTTAGTAGTTGCTGGTGGTGGCGGTGGTGGCGGCGGTGGTGGAGCTGGTCATGGAGGTGGTGGAGCTGGTGGTTACAGGGCTTCAGGATATGGACCTTCTCCTTTACAAGGAAGTGCATTATTCTTATCACCAGGCGCTTATACAGTCACAGTTGGTGGTGGTGGAGCACAAATTCCAGGCAGTCCCATAAGCTGCAATTCTACAGGAAATAATGGAAACGTTTCAACAATTTCAACAATAACATCTGCTGGTGGTGGTGGAGGTGGTGTTGAGGGTAAATCATCAAACGCTGGAGGTTCTGGTGGTGGAGGAAGCCATCAACCATCAGACACTGGTGGTGCTGGTAATACACCTCCTGTAAGTCCTTCTCAAGGAAATCCAGGTGGTGGTGGAGGTGATGCTGGTCCAGGATATGCTGGTGGTGGAGGTGGTGGAGCTACCGGTAGCGGATCTGCTGCTCCAGGTGGAAGTGTTGCAGGTGCTGGTGGAGCTGGTGCGCCTAACACAATTACAAATAGTACAGTAACATATGCAGGTGGTGGTGGAGGTGGAATAAGATGTGGTCAAACCGCAGGATCTGGCGGAGCTGGTGGTGGAGGTACCGGATCAACAGGTGGTGGACCAACAGCTACAGCAGGTGGAGTAAACACTGGTGGTGGTGGAGGTGGTGGTTCAAATACTGGATCAGCAGTAGGAGCTGCAGGTGGATCAGGAATTGTAGTAGTACGTGTACCAGGATCAACAACAGCAAGTGTTGCACCAGGAACTAATAGTATTGCAACATTACCAGGACCAGCTGGAGGATGTAAAGTAGCATCATTTACTGTAACTGGAACGTTGACAATAAGTTAAAATTAAAATATAAAATAGAAATTTAAGGAGTAAAAATATGGCACATTTCGCAGAATTAAAAACAAAAACAGATCCAACAGGATTTACATCGGATACTCATCAAGTAGTTGAAAGAGTAGTAGTTGTAGGAAACGATTGCGTTCCTTCAGACATGCACCAAGATGGTGAAACATGGTGTATTAATTTTTTTAAAGGTGGTATTTGGAAACAAACTTCTTACAATCATAATTTTAGAAAACAATACGCAGGGATCGGAATGGTCTATGATCCTGTAAAAGATAAATTTTTAGCACAACAACCCCATGCTTCATGGTCATTAGATTCAAGTGACGATTGGAAAGCACCTATAACTTATCCAACAGTTACAGATGATGGAGCAACTCCATCAGTATGGACTTACATGATTTCTTGGAACGAAACAAAATACAACGCTGACAACACAACAGGTTGGGAAGCAACTAAATCAAACGACGAATCGGAAACACCTACCAAATATAATTGGGATGGCACAGCTTGGGTGTCCGAATAGGAGACTCAAATGCCAAGAAACAAATCTGGCTCAGCAAACGGTGGTGTAATCGGAAAAGTAAATAATACTTCTTTCGGAAAATGCACTGTTACAACCAAAACATCTTCAGGAACACTTACAACACAAACAGGAACTAGATCAATTCAATCTTTAATCGTAGCTGGTGGTGGCGGCGGTGGTGGCGGTGGAGACCGAGGTGGTGGCGGTGGTGCCGGTGGTTATTTATGTAAACAAATAAATGTGTCTGGTCCTTTCCCAATAGTAATTGGAGGAGGTGGCCCAGCTTTACCTGGTTCACCTCCACCAGGCCCTGGTACTAGTGGAACTCCCTCTACTCTAACGGTTGGATGCACTGTCCATACATCAATTGGTGGTGGTCATGGTGCTAAAGTAGATACTGCTGGTGATCCAGGTGGTTCTGGTGGTGGCGGAGGCGGTGGTGGAACTGCTGCAGGTGCAGGTGGTTCTGGAACTGCTTGTCAAGGAAATGATGGTGGAACTGCAATTCAATCTCCAGGAGGATTTTCTGGTGGTGGCGGAGGTGGAGCTGGCGCTGTTGGAGGAAATGCAAGTGTACCAAAAGGTGGTGATGGAGGAGCAGGTTCTTCTGCTTCACCTTTATCATGTTCAACACTAGCTGGTGGTGGTGGCGGTGGTGGTGGACAACCAAGTCAACCACGAGGAACAGGAGGTCCTGGTGGTGGTGGAAATGGTGGAAATCCTGGTCCAGCTGGAGGAGCAGCTGCTACAGCAGGCACTACAAATACTGGTGGTGGCGGAGGTGGAGCTGGTGAAAATCCTTATGCAGGTGGAGCAGGTGGTTCAGGAATCGTAGTCGTAAAAGAATTAACAAAAGCAAGTGGTGTGTGGTCAATGCAAAGTCAATTTCAAGCCAAGCAACAAGGAACATGGCCTAAACCTCAAGATACTTTTACTTTAGATTATTTAGTAGTAGCTGGTGGTGGAGGATCAAGAGTGGATTCTGATACATCAGGTGGTGGTGGAGCTGGTGGATATAGAGCATCAGGTTATGGACCTTCACCATTACAAGGTACAATAGCATCAGTTAGTGGATTTTGTGGAGCTAGTGTTTCAATAACAGTAGGTGGTGGTGGAGCTAAAGGTTCACAAGGAAACCCTTCAGTATTTGATACTATAACTTCAACAGGTGGTGGAAGTGCAGACTCTCCTAGAGCCGGGGGTTCAGGAGGAGCACCAGGTGGTACGGGTAACTCACCTCCTACAGACCCGCCTCAAGGAAATGATGGGGGACCAAATGGTGGTGGTGGTATTTTAGGTGTAGGACCTGGTAGATGTGGAGGAGCAGGAGCTCCCAACTTAATAAATTGTGGTGGAACACCTTTTTCAAGAACAGTATTTGCAGGTGGTGGAGCAGGAGGATCTGATCCCCCTGGAGGTTCACCCGCACCAAATCCAAATGGAGGCCCAGGTGGAGGTGGTCAAGGTGGAGCTAGAGGTAATGATAGTTCAACTGATGGAGCAACTAATTCTGGTGGTGGAGCTGGTGGACAAGGTGCAAACCTTCCTGGACAAGCAGGAGGATCAGGAATGGTTATTGTTAGAGGACCAAGCGCTAGAACTTTTGCAGTAAGTCCAGGTACAAATGCTACAGCAACTCACCCTGGTGGGGATAAAATAGCTACATTTACAGTTTCAGGAACATTGACAGTTTCATAACAAATGTTATATTAAGTTCATAAAGATATATGAACCTAACAAACTATTATTATTATTTTCAATCCGCAATTCCAGAACGTATCTGTGATGACATTGTAAAGTATGGTCATCAAATGCAAGAACAAATGGCAGTCACTGGTGGTTATGGTGATAAAAAATTAAATCAAAAACAAATTAAAGATTTAAAAAAGAAAAGAGATTCTAATATTGTTTGGATGAATGATAGATGGATATATAAAGAAATACAACCCTATGTTCATCAAGCAAATGCCAGTGCTGGTTGGAATTTTAATTGGG